TACCGACCAGGACGAATACGCCCCCATCGGATTACCCGCACGATAGTAGACCACCTCCTTCCCGCAAAGGAAGGGGTGCCCAACCATCGTGCGGACTCAGGCGGAGACGTAGTCGTCATCCAGGTGGCCAGAAAGTACAAACGACAGGAGGGTAATAGGGAACCTATCTGTGGCCTTGGACAGGTCAATAGAATAGTACTTCCCCGAATATCCCCTGTCGCGTCACTCCTGGACCCTCTCAGTGAAGCTCCCCTGGCTAAACGTCAGATCCTGGGGGATCTTACGGAGAATCCCAAAGATCCATTGGTGAAGAGGGTAGAGTGCGGTCTGGGACCAATAGTCCAGGATCGCAATCACCCGAGTCTTCCCCTCACGGTCTTTGATACCCGTGATCTTACGGATGGGCCCTAGGGCGGGCTCACCCAGAAAGGTCACGAGTTTCTCTTTCAGACCCTTCAGGAATTTCATCTTCTTGCCAAGACCCCCATAACAACTGAGCGTGACAATGTCACTTCAGAGGTCAGGGGGAAGGGACCATAGATCCTGCCAACACTCCAGAAGAGCGTGACGGGATTGAGGTCCTTTCTTGGTTGAGAAGTGAAACGACGTCCACCGGAATGGTTCTCGAGACCCTGGAGAGAGCTGGAAGATAACCTTCCAGAACTCAGCAAGGTACGGCCGGAACACACCGAGCCCCTCGGGCATAAAGCTCGAAGGGGTAACGATGGGAGTCAGGTCGACCTTCGGAGGGAGCTCCTCCCCCCTCATGATCACGAGAGCTGTAAGGTAAAGCCGAAGATGAATCTTCGACACCTTATGCAGGTCACGGACTTCACGAGGGAGGAGGAAAACCCTCCGGAGCCTCGACCGACAGCGTCCGGCTTCCTCAGAGTCTGGGTGGGCAAGAGCATAAAGGAGGGCTTCACGGCCCTCCTTACACCAGGAGATTGCGAAAGCAGTCCCCCGGCTAACTCATACCTTCCCCAGCTTCCACAGGAATCCCGAGACCAGTTCGAGGGTGCAACCGGAGTGGGGGAAGAAATTCCCCCGGACCCACCCTAGACATCGGACCAGGTGAGCCCACCGATCAAGCCGGTATCCAAGTCCCCTAGAGGATTTGGACGCCGGAGGACGGCGCGCGAGAATGGTTACCATTTTTGCGTGAAAAGCTCACACACGGCTCATGTCTTAAGGGGGGGTTGGTAGGCGGACAACCCATAGGGTAACCTAAGTTGAACGACTACCTTGCCCCGGTGCCTAGTCACCTAGACAGGGGCGGGCCCCCGGACGACTCTCCGCTGAAGCCGTTCTCTCCGCTCCCCTTAGGACCCTAGTCCTAAAGGGCGAGGCCCTCCATCCCGGAAAAGGGGGCTAGGAAGCAGGGGATGCCAAAACCCTGTCTCCAGGCTTCCCCAATCAGGGAACAGGAGGGCCCCACGCGGGGCCGAACAGAACAACCAACGGACAGGGTCGTTCAGTCCGGGGACCCGGGCTT